ATATTGTTTGGATATCCGTTATTACCCAGATCCTCTTTTGACAGCCCAGTAATAGGCTTTGGCTGACTAGGGTTAACGCTAGATGCTTTTTCTGGAATAGCCATTATTTGCTCCCAGAGTTCTTGTACTTGAACGAAGAGATCTTCTGGTTAGCAACCTTAGCCAATCCACGACCCAACTCTTTCATTTCTAGGTTGGTCTTTCCACCTTTACGGAATTTCTTAACTGCGGTTCCTGCCGAAGGCTTACCGGCTGCGATTATAATCTTCATGTTAACTCCTAAGTTGTGACTACTGTTACTGTTCCTAGCTGAAATGATAAAGCTAGGTAATTTGGTGTTAGCCCCACATCGCTTGCTCTAGAACCTCCAACAGGAGCATAGCCCCACTGGATAATTCTACTTCCGCCTTCAGGATAGCCGTTTTCATCAACAGCCGTTCCTGACCCATTAACCAATTGTAACCCGCTATTACCAGACTGCAAATAGCTTAAATCCTTTCTAGGATTCCTTACAGCCTGCGGATCGTCAATTGGATACATCCCCAGTTGTAACTGAGGCTGATCCGGTTCCCAGCATTCAGGACAAACAATTATATTAACTTGCTTTGTCTTGATGATCAAAGCCTTTAGCTGTGTTAGCTTGAACCTAAATCCGCATCGATCACACTCTGCAATCGAGTTCTTGGCGGACGCAAACCTATTACCCACAAATATAAGCCCTGCGAGGGACAAATCTCACTGGAGACTTGTCTCTATCTTCTTCAGCAGCAAACTTCCACTGTTCCTCATACTGGTCCTTTAGGGACTGTATGCGGTCTGGAGCTATCTTGACAGCAAGGTAGTATGCCAAGCCAGCAATCAAGCAGGTAAGGAACCTAAAGGGTATGTCTTGGGTGTTAATACCATTGCCTGCGTCTTGTATCCTGCGTAAGCGCCAGTATACGAACGTGTAGTAATTGCTCTGATCTGGGGCTGGATATACATAGATCTGCGGATGGTCCACCCCAGTAGTGGGGTCTGTGCCTTCTGGTCTGCCACCTATTGGGTAGGTGGCTCCTGACTGGCGGTTAACCCACAATTGAATAGGACGACCAGTTGAGTTCTTGTTAGGGATGGTTGCGTATGTAGATACGCTAATACGGGTTATAGACAAGTCCTGCTGACTTGAACCCGTTCCTACCCTTGTTACATGTTCTAGAAGATCTATCGTATCAACAGGCAGATTGTATGAGACCTGATTAAGAACTAACGGTATCTCACCCTCTTCAATCGTCCACAGGTTTATCCCCCGGTTAGCCCATTCGACCGTCAGGAGGTTTAAACTGCGTCTTGCTGTACGGATATCATAACCAGTGCGTAGCTCTGCCCCGCAGCGCTCAAACGCTTCCTCAATGATGTTGGTGAGGTCTAGGTTAGATGATGCTGTGCCTGATGTGGTCATTTAGCATTTCCATGCCCGAAGGCTTTTGTTTATGCGGCTATTGGGATCATTTGCCGTCTTAGCGGATGTCAGCTTCTTTTTCATTCCTGACATTCTGGCACAGAATGACTTCTTGCGGCTTCCACCTTCTGGCTGCGGAGCCTTCAACCCGGGCTTGTCTGGGTTGGCTGCGTTATATGAAGCCCTGCCTTTGGCGTTTAAACCGCCTTTCTCAGACTTGCCTTCTTTGCGTTGCCATGCGGGAGTCTTAGCCATTATCTGTACCTTGCCGTTTTCTTTGCAATAGTCTTGGGCTGCGCTACAAACTGCTTACCTGCTGCTTTGCCTGCACGCTTTGCACGGGTAGTTGCTGCGTACTCTGCTGGGCTTAAAGCCTTTATTGCTGCTTCTGGTAAATAACGCTCTCCTGTTTTAGAGGAGGGCTTCCCTGACCTAGTACGCCATTTCTGGTCGCTCCAATCTTTCAGGGATTTCTGTGGGGCTTTAAGTGCCATCGCCATAACTCCCAAATGCTTCAAGGTATTCCAAGGCGTTGCGTAAAACTGCGGGGCTATCCTTAAACATCCCTAATGCACGATTACATTGTTTACACAATATCCCACGAAATTCGTCTGTTTGGTGGTTGTGGTCAATCGCACTATCTGTAAGCGTAATTCCAGTATTGCAAATAGCGCAACAACCTTCCTGCCTTTCATACCTATCAACTAATTCTTCTGGCGTTATACCTCGCCTTGCACATCTCTTAGCTAGAGTCCACGGGTCTCGCTCCCGGTACTCATTAACGCGCTCTTGGTTACTTTCTGTCCAAGCTCGATGCTTTTTGAATAAACATGTATTGCAATAACTTTTTAGAAGATGCTTCATCTTACCACCACGGCTTCTAAAACCAGTTGTTGGTTTAGTTTCCCCGCAATCGGTACACGTCTTTATTGGTTCAGTCACGATAGCCGCCGCCAGCAGCCTTATATTTCTTTGCAACTAATTGGCTTTTTCTAGCTGACCATTCCCCAGCGCCAGTACCCTGAGTTGCAGCTGCCTTTACCTGAGCCACAATCTTCTTGCGAAGGGTAGGCTTTGTGTAATTACCAGCAGCGTTAACTTTGCTCTTAGCCATTATAGAGTCTCTATAATAAGTTACTTCTTATTTACAATTGGCTTCTTAACATAAAGCTCTCTGAAGCGTTCTGCCTCAATAGACTTCATGTCTCTACGTTCTTCTGTTGCCCGTATTATCCAATCAAACACGTTGCCGCATTCTTTTCGGTACTCAGCCCACTTGATCACTTAGCTTTAGGCTGCTTTCCTATAGCCCCGCCGTGTTTATACAGCGTGACAGGGTTATCCCCATCACGCTTCTTGATCTTACGGAGCTTGGCTGGGCTAATAATACCCATTCCACGGCTTGGCAACATTAGCAGACCCGTCCACCCTTGCGAAGCATTGTTCCTTTGGTGCGACCCCGTTGAGCGATTCCATCAGCGCGTTTAGACACTGAGCCACCACTCTTCATTCCCGGAGACATCATTGGAGGAGCCATTGGAGAAACCATTGGCGCAGCTCCCATCTTTGCGTCCAGTATCTTGCTGGCTAACTTGGCAACAGTCTTTTTATCTACCGGACCCTTGCGCTTGATTGGGAATCCTGACATTCCATCTTTAGCCATGCCACCAGCTCTAAGACCCGCGTGGGCTTTAGAAGCAGGTTTAGCAGCATGTTTAGCCAAATTTTTCATGGCTGAGTCTTTCATCATCTTACCGTCAGGCATCTTGTGCATACCGCCCTTAGCCATCATTTTTGCTTTCATCATTATAGAGTCCGTCCTTTAGTTTTACCACGTTTAGCTGCACCATCTGCTCGTTTAGCTTCACTTAAAGAGATAGCGATAGCTTGCTTCGGATTGGTCACCTTCTGTCCTGATGAGGACTTGAGTGACCCCTTTTTAAACTCCCTCATTACTATGGCTATCTTAGCCTTTTTCATTATTATGAACCTGTTGGAGATGATCCCCCACCCTTACCGCCCACTGGCGGGGTGCTTGGCTGACCAGTTGCGGGTAGTTGCGACTGACCCCTTAGAAGGCTATTTATAAACGCCACTTGCGATCCTTGCTGACCATACTGACCTTGACCCCTTAGTTGATCAAGTTGACGGTCATATCCGCCTCTGTTCTGATTCATAAACCCACGCTGCTGACCAAACCTACCATACTGCGGCTGACTGCCCGGAGCGTTTAAACTCTGATCTGCGTATACCGGACCCTGAGCAGGCTGTGCAACTGGCTGCGGCTGCTGAAAGCTTTGCGGGAAGCGATTAAACATCTGTTGCTGCGGCGTTCTATTCTGTCCATAGGTTTGCATGAACGGATTGAATTGAGGCTGCTGAGGAGCTACAGGAGTGACCGCAGGGGCAGGTGTGGCTACAGGCACAGGCGTGGCTGCAGGAGTCTTGGTATTTGTCCCGTAGTAAGGATCTGGGTCATATGGAGCCAGAGGAGCTGGAGAAGCTACAGGGGCTGCAGGGGATACTCCAGCCAACTGACCAAAGAGAGGCTGCATTGTACTCATTATACGATTCTCCCTCTGGTCTTGCCTTTAGTGGCGATTCCATCAGCCCTTTTAGAAACTGACCCGCCTTTCCTGTATCCGGCTTCTTTCATCATTTCTTTATTAGGCTCATCCATCTCTGTAGCTGACAATGCCTTATCAAACGGCTTGGTCATCTTCTTCTGGAGATCTGGACCCAGCATAGCGCCGTATCCCATATTAGCTAAAGCACCCATTAGACGAACCTTCCTTTTGTTCTGCCCTTTGATTCTATCCCGCCACCCCGTACACCCTTAACTGATCCGCCTTTCTTCATGCCGACCGGTGGAGCTACGCTCAAGAACCCCGGCTTTTGAGCCGGTGTTGAATTGTCAGGTGCGTTAATAGAAAGCAATGGAGACGGATTAGGAGTGCCGCCACTTACAGACCCACCCATATCATATCTCTTAGCCTTCATTAGATCATCCTGCCTTTTGTCTTGCCTTTAGTGGCGATTCCATCAGCCCTTTTAGAGGCTGATGACTTGACTGATCCACCTTTTTTATATTTCTTTGTTTTACCCGCTATCTCAGAAAGATCTTTGAACATCGCATCTTTCTCTCCTTGCCGCTTATTCATAGCATTAAGAGCGTCCTTGTCCCGTGCGGCTGACATATTTTTTCTGTTTGTTTCCTTCAAGATCTCATTCTGCGCTGAAGGAATGTCATAAGGAGCTTTATTGCCAGTAGCTTCCATGTGGTCAGAAATTTTGTCCCTAAGCGCACCCCTTGGATCAAATCTCATTGGATACTCTTCATCCGTAGGTCCGGGATACCCTGAAGCCTCGGCTTGCCTTTTTAAAGCCAACCTATCTACACGCTTATTAAAATCCCGACCCTCTCTCTGATCTTTAAAGAAATCAGCCATTATATGATCCGTCCCTTGGTCTTACCTTGCTTGGCAATACCGTCCGCTCTCTTAGATGCAGAGATCATCCCGCCCTTAGCTCTACGAATAGGCTGACTGCGTGGAGGACCAACAGGAGTCATGCCAGCAGGAGGGGTAGCCCGTGTAGCCTTCTCGTACCCAAGGTTAGTATCCCTATCCATTGCATATTCATCACGGATACGCTTCATCTCTGCGCGTTCTGCTTCTGATGGAGTCGATTTATTCAATCCTGCGGTATATGCGGCTTGGTCTGCCATGTTTATGCCTTATCTTGTTTAAGGTCTAACTTGTCAAAGATCTTTTCTAGCATCACTTCAACTTTATCAAACCTAGATTGGATGTCATCCTTCCTCGCATAATGCGAAGGAAGTGTTATCTCAATATTCTTAATGTCTGTCTTCATTCTTTCTACCGCATCCCAGAGTTGTCTAGAGAGCCATCCAACTATTGTCAGAATAACCCCAACCCCTAGGTTAATTAGTGTTTGCGGTTCCATGCTTTACCCGTAAATAACGATTACTGATGCCGCGGTTCCGGTGTCTACATATACGCCATCCTGAGCCAATATTCCTTCTCCGGGGATAAGCAAGAAGAATGCACCTTGATTTGCTGCGGCTGGGGTAGGAAGAAGAATAACTGAAGGATCGGAATTGCTTGTGCCATTATAAAAAGAAATGGTCCCAGCGGTAGCTCCAGAAGTTCCGTAAATAGCCTTTATGCGAATCCGTCCAAGGCTCTCTTGCGCTTGGTTCTCTAGTTGCCCATCTCCCGTCAAAGGAAACGAGGCTAATACATCATATTGCATACCCATGATCAATCTCCTGTAGGGTGAGACTATGCCGGTTTAGATGCCTCAAGTCTGCTAATCTTTGCTATTAACTCAGCATTTTCTTTAGCAAGTTTGGCGGCATGTCCCATTGCATAGTCTCTTTGGGCTTCCAGAAGCGCCACAATCGTAGCGACTTCTGGATCTTCATGAGTCAGCATTAGACAGTAACAGCTTGCCAGTTGCCAGAAGCATCAGATACAAACAATAGTCCATCGGTAGAATCAATACCTAACGAACCTTTGCCTACACCAGAAGCAGCACCATCAACAAAATTACCTACCTTGATGACAACAGGAGCAGCGGCAGCATCATTAGCTAGGCGAATCTCAGCCGTTTTGTAGGCTATAACTCCAGAAGGACCACCAGCATCAGCAATAGGGTCTTGCATCTTCAAGTCCAGACCGTATGTAAAGCCAGAACCTGCTGTGGTTTGAGCCATTGCAACACCAAACGCTGCGCGGCAAGTTGTCACACCGGAGTCACCCTGCATAAATGCCATAACAGCGGCATCACCAGATAAAGTGTTGGTATTAATAATGCCCATTACACCGGACATCAAACCGTTATTAGCGTATGAACCAATAACCGCAAAATTACCAGCTACGCCGGTAATATGGTTAAAAGTTGTTGTAGGGGTTGTAGCAAACGGCGCGCCAGTTTGAGTGCGCCCAAACACACCATATGCTTCACCCGGAAGTTGATAGTCGCTAGAACCAAAACCTGTGGTTGGCTCGATGCGTGTATAAAAACCATACGCTCCGGAGCCGGTATTTATTTCAACTATTGAACCAGAGTTAACAGTAACTGGAGTTAAAGGTCCTTGTGAGCTTGCGTCTCCGCCTTGATATCCAGCCCGCACTGGTCCCGAAAAAGTAGTTTTTGCCATGATATATTTCCTTTGTGTTATAGCACATGCCCATACAGTCTCTATAATGTCTGCCAAGCCAGTCTGTATGAGTCGAGGTTCTTGGTTATTATCTTTTTATCACCTTATATAAACAGTGTCAAGGGACAAAAGAAAGGGGGACCGAAGTCCCCCAAACTAGCACAAATACTACTTATGCCTGACCTTCGGAACCAAACATTCCGAGAGGATCTGACCAGCCAAAGCTATAACGCTCACGGCTCTTGTAGCGGACGTTGCCCGTATCAAAGTCTCCGTCCATCGACTGAGCTAATGGTGAGCGCACAAAGTGCTTCAGACCGTTAGGTACATCTGTGGTCAGGAACCATGCATCGGTGTCGGTCAAGAAGTGATTGACACAATATCCACCGGGGATCGAACCGTTGTTCTTCAATGCATTGATGTCGTTGTCAGCAGTTCCAGTACGCAGTTCTGTTTCCAGAATACGGGTTGCAACAAACATCAGTGAAGGAGGAACAACCAACTTGCGAGGTTTAGCAGCGATCAGCAAACCACGTTCGTCAGTCCAAGCAGCGATCTGAATGACAGCCGCTTCCAAGGACGTTTCGTTCAAGTCAGCAGGGGTGGCTGGAATGTTGCTGTTTGTGCCGCCACCGGTTAATGGGTGTGCGTTACTGAACAATGCAACATTGTCACCACCGGGGTAAGAACCTGAAAATCCGTTGTTCAGGATGTTCGCGCCCTTAACTTGCTTGGTGTATGCCATAGCACGAGCCAAAGCCTTGGTGTAACGAGCTGAGAGAGAATCGTACAAGTTATCTTCGATTGCTTCTTCGGTCAGCGAGAAACCAAGAGCGATAGTTTCGTGTTGATAGCGTGAGGTCCAAGCTTCTTGAGCATTGTCGTAAGCGATGGCAGAGCCTTCGTTCTTGACAGGTGCTGCTGAGAAGCCAGCCAGTTTTGTTTCTTCTTCGAAGGAACGCTCAGAGGTTTCTGTTTCGAAAATCTCTTTGTGTTCTTCGCCGTAACGAGCGTACTCCAAACCAAATAAGGCATTCAGCCCCGGGAGTAACTCTTTTAGCAGTTGTGCGCGTGATATAGCAGCCATTTAAGTAACTCCTTTTAGGCGTAAGCCAAACCTGTTGCATTGTTATACTGATGAATACCGAAGTTAATCTTAACAATTACTTCAGCGTAGTTGCCAGCCGAAGGAGCTGTTGCAGGAATAACATCGATAACCCGTACTGGGAACGTATTGGTAGCTGCTGGTGAGGAGCTTAGAACGGAAAAGTTGCTGTTTCCGGTAGCTGTGTTACCAGCGGTTGCCAGAATTGACATGTTTGTGCCAATTGCATTTTGCGTAACGGTAGCCATTACAACTCCGCTTGAGCAAACTGCGACTTGGAACAAGGTGTCAGGATCATCTGCAACAGTAGCGTAGATTTCGGTGTTTGCTTGAACCGAAACTGAAGCTGGATAGTATTGCGATTGAACTGGCTGTTTCGTTACTGCGCTGACGTAGGTGCAACCAAGAAACACACCGACAGGGGTGTTAGCGGTTGTTCCGTCATCAAGCTCAACAAATCCACCAACAACTCTTTTTACAAAATCACCGTAAAAAATGTTAGTAGCGTATGTTGGTTCAATTTCCATCTGACGAGTGGCTCCAGCATATACTTGTCCACCGATCAGGTTTATGGGTTTTAGCCCATAAGGTCCATTTATAGTAGGGTAAGCCATTTAAATACTCCTTTAGTCTCTTCTGCCTCTGCTTGTGGACGACTTGCGCTCACTGAAAAGAGGCATACGAGGATCATTTTCTCTCATTAGATTAGAGTCTACAGCGGCTGTCTGGGCATCTGTGATCTTGCGGTAATGAGCATTCCGCTGGTTCACAAAGTCCGTAGGCATACTGCAAAGTACTAATCCGCCTGTTTCGACGAGTCCTGTAGTCCTACCCGAATACTGCAATTCCGGGTGATCTTCTCTTTTAATAGGAATCCAGCCCTCTTCTTGTTTAGACATCATGTTCCGGTCATCTACTTGTCCCTGCATCATCTTTCTGATCCAGCGATAAGAAGTGCCTTCTACTTGTCTTGGAACTGGAAGTAAAGACGGAGGTGTCCAAGCCGTTTTACGTTCCATTGTTGTGCGTGTTACTACATCCCGTGGGGTTCTATCGGACATTGTTAAGCTCCTTGGCAGCATAAGCCGCATAAGTTTCTAGTGGAAGGTTAAGTCGTTTAGCAAGAGCGACTTGAGACTTTGTAAGCGAGATTTTTTTAGTACCCGCTGTACCTCTAGAAGCAGAAGCAACAACATTCGCGGCAGGTCTCTTGGACCCGAATTTTTGCGGGAATTCCTCCCGGATGCGAGCGTTTAAGCGCTCGAAGTAGATATCTGAACCTGCAACGTATCCGGTCTTAACCAGATCGTCGTGTATTCCAAAAGCTGCGCCCCGCATAACTGAGTCTTTATCAAACCAGTCGTTTTCTTCAACCCATTGCTGGGTGCGTTCATCAGGGACAATCTCAGGTTGTCTTTCTACTACCTTTTGTTCGTGATGTAAAGGGGCTTGATACTGATGTTGATAGTTGTCAAGTTCCCTTTTATAAACAACATTTTCCGACAAGAGTTTTTGGGCTGCAATAATGCGGTCAGTATCACCCGCTTCAAAAGCATCCTTGTACTCACGCTCTGCATGAGCCATCTGAGATGCGGTGCGCTGCTTGCTTGACTCTACAAGCTCTAGTTCACCAGCAGAAAGACGGTCTTTCAGTTGTTTATTTTCTACGGCTAATTGCTTTGTAAAGGCAACTGTTTCGTTCTGTTCACGACCAAGACGCTCTTTCTCTCTGCGCTCATCATGATAAGCCCGACTTAACTCTTTAATGCGCTTCTTTACGTTATCGGAGTATTGAGATATCTCATCATCTGAGGCGTCTACATCTCCTTTTGCCCGATACTCTTTTCCCTTATCAGCCTCCGGGGTATCGTCTACAACCTCTATTTCAAACCTTTCTTCCGGTTCATCTGATTCTGTTTCATAGTTCTCGTCCATAACTCCTCCTTTAAATGCGGGTAACAACCCGTGGATCAGCAACAACAGCCTCAACGGTGTCATCGTTAATTATGCGAAACTCTTGATCACCTTCAGGCGTGGTGATTTTGAACCTCGTACCAGAATACGACCTCATAATGATGTAGTCGCCTTCAGCACACCAAGGACCGTCTGGAAACTTCTCAGGGTCTTGATACGCCATAGAACCTAGGGTGACAACAACTCCTACAATTGATGCCGTCTCCTCTCTACGCCTTTGGTCTTCAGGTATTAATATTTTCGAATCCTTAAACTCCTTATCCTTCTTCGGTATAGCAATCAGGATTCGGTAGCCCTTGGGTATCGGTAGTTCTAACTTGCTTGCTTCTTCAGTCATCAGGTAAATCCTCTAACAGTCTTAGCACTCGCTGGATACCACGAATCTCGCCCACTATCTCTCGATAGGCGGCGAAATCTTCAACAGGATTGAAGGCGAGTGTATCCTTCAGTCCTTGCTGATCTATACTCAATTCCCGATGCAGATAATGTTTAAGCTCCACTATCGTTTCCTGACTTTAATGCGTCTGAAGTTAATTTAGCCTGAGCAGAACTTCGCTTTAGCTCCCTATCCAGAGTTGATTTGGAAAGATCTGAACTTATCTGCAGGTTGTCTAGGGTCTGTTTGATTTGCAACTCCTGCTCTTTGAATTCCCTATTCTTCTGGTTATCAGAGAGTCTTGCTTCTACTTGCATTGAACCTATTTCTGTTTGAGACTGAATACGCAGGCGCTCTAATTGATCCTTGCTTTGCAATTCTTCCCTTGCAAACTCTAGATCTGCCTGATCTTTTGCTGCCTTTCTTTGCTGTTCTGCCTGCTTCAATTGCAGCTCTTGCTGCTGCATCTGAACCAGAGGATCTTGTTGAGCAACGGCTGCTTGCTCTTGTTGAGCTTCTGCCTGATCTTTCTGGAGCAGCTTGTCTGAGGCATCGGCTATAGCCTTTGACAAAGCCACCTCGATATCTTCTGGCAATGGCTCGTCCGGCGGAGGCAACTGAACGCCCAGCATCTTCTCGATCTCTATCCGGTACTGGAACCCAGCATGTTGAGCGACATGAGACTGCAAAGCCGCCTGAATGGTAGGAGCCTGTGGGTTTTGACCGATCAGCTTCTGCATCTTTGGGTCCATGATGGCGTTTAAATGCACCTTAATATGGGACTCATGATCCTGATAAAGGAACGCTTTAACCGGCTTTCCAGACAAAATACACATGTTTTCTGACACTGGATCTTTAGGTTTAATGTCATCTTCTACTGGAACTAGCTTCTCTACGTTCTTGATTCCTAACACTTCTAGCATTTGCCTGTGGAGCTGCGGCAGGTCATAGATAGCGGGTGCTGTGGTGGCAAGTTGCAGGGCTGCTTGGTACTGAACGACCCGTTGAGCCATTGTTGATGCGTTAGGGTCTGATACAGGGATGATTTCTACTATGTCGTAATCCTGTTTCTTAGCCTTTCTTGCATTATCTGCAGAGACATCCACCTCATAGTCATAGTCTTCAGGGGTGTAATCCCGAACAATGCCTGCTAGGAGTTTAAACTCTTGCTTCATTGCTGCATGAACACGGGCTTGGACTGCGCTCATGACCTTTAGCGTCCTCTCTAGGATCGCTAGGGTCGTCCCAACAGGAGCTTGAGCCGACATATCGCCTACTTTCAGGTCTGCAACTGAAGCAAACTTTCTCCCTTCTTCTACGATGGTCTGCAAAAGCTGATAAAGGGTAGCTGAAGGCTCTTTATATGGCAGGGGAATGATTGAATCCTTGATTGTCATCCCAGTTACGTCCACATCTCGCCATTCTCCCGGTGCTATGGGGGTGTCGTCACCCTTAACACGCAGGTCTTTGGACTTAAATCCACCCGGAAGGTTGGATAATGTCCCAGCATCTACTAATTGACGCAGAATTGAGGTGGCAGACTTAGCAAATCCACCAACAAGATGGATTAATCCAAATCCATAGAAGCCAAAGCCGGGAATATAGGGATAATGGACAAAATGCATACGCTTTTCGCGTAGCTTGTCATCTTCTAGGTAGTTTCTGCGGATAGATAGAATCTCACCAGAGGAAACGATGGTGACAACATAGGGCAGAGCAATTCCATCTGGGTCTTCATACCCCGGCATATCATAATCAAGATGCACTTCATAGATAAGCTGGCGATCATCCTCAATAATGTTAACGCCGACCTCATCATCCTTCTTCTTTTCTATTTCTGTAACGGTTGTATCGGGGTCTCCAAGCTCTATATCCCGATAGAAGCCAGCAACCATTAATTTGCGGATGAGGTTCGGGGTCTTACGCATTCTATGCGTGACCCTTGGCGAGGAGAACAAATCAGACGCGCCATAAGGGACGATTACGTCCTCTGCTGGGACAAACATCGAGACCTGACGGCAGAGACTTGGGTCATAATAGACTTTCTTAAATGCCGATCCTGAAATCGGCAGATTCCAGAGAAGCCTTTCATGCTCTTGGCGATACTCAACCATATTCTCAGTTAATTCATAGTTCATGTCTTCAGCAACACGAGCAGCAGCCTCTTCCTTCTCAGCGGTGACCATTCCAATAATCTTTGTCTTTACTGGACCTGACGCAGGGAATGTCTCGATAATTGTCTCTGACTGAAACTTAACTACAGACTCAGCTAGGATTGGATGAAACACGCCACAAGCCCCATCCCAAGGCTCTGTACGGTCTTCTATCTTCAGTCCCAATAGCTCTAGACCTTCTTTATATGTTCTTTCCCATTCTTTTCTGGAGCTAACGTCTGTACGAATGTCGTCTAATATTTCTGATGAAATAGATTCCAGATCTGCCTCTGGAATTACCTCTGCAAGATTGTCATCGAATGATTCAACATTAATTTCTACAATAACACTGCCATCATCTTCTACTGGTAACTCATACTCAACAGCCTCTTCTTCTGTAGAGTCTAGTCCTACCGGCAGGTTATATAATGATTTACTAATCGCCATGATTTATCTTCCTATTTTTTGACTGGTGGATAAAGTCTTTAACTTCGTCTGTAGACGGAGGGTCATACATTGGCATTTTCTGCTTTGCCAGTTCTAATAAATATTTATTTGTCCTTCTTAGCTTCTGTTGTCTGCGTAACCATTTTGCTGGGTCTTCTAGGAATCTTTTTATTCCATAAAGATGCCACAATAGATATCCTCTGACCGTCCCTATGTCCAAGAGGTCTTTTGGTTCTAGAGATATTTTTACCCACTTAGTAATACGCTGCCTTCTTTGGAATAAACATTTTATCTTCCTCATCTGAGGAGAGATGAATAAAGCCGCCTCGTCTAAATCTGAGCAATGCTTGGGTGGTTGAATCAACCAAGTCATCATGGTCCCCATTAGGAAAGGAAGCCACCTCCTCTACCAATTCATCTGCCCATCTTGTATCTGGTCGCCATACCATTCCTGATGCAAATAGATCTGACACTGCGTTTACACGCGCTATCTTATCTGACCCTTTCCCCGGTGTATATTCCGAAACAGGCAGACCTGCCTTTCTCAGCTCATATATTAACGGCGCACCCGCTGCTTTCTTCTCCACCAAGAGGGTGTCAGGGTTCCATTCTTTCCACAGATCATAGGCTGTACGCTTGAGTTCTGGGAACTCCATACGCTCTTTAAACGCATCAAGCACGATAATATTAGCTTGTTCAATTCCGTCTATTTCCCTATAGAAGACTCCCCATGTTGTACATGCGGAATAATCTGCCCTGTTGGTTTTCTCGAATGCGGTATCCCAAGACTGGATAATGTAGTCAACCTCTGGGGGTTTCTCTCTATCCCAGATCTTCCACATCTCCCGCTTGATGATAGCCCCACCCTCTGAGGTGGGGTTCTGCTGGTACTGCGCTTCCCACTTAGCTACTGGGAGTTCTGCCTTGATAGCCTCTAGTTCTGTTTGCTTCCAGAACTCAGCCCACAAGGGCTTGCCGCTAGGAAGAAGAGCGGGTAGCTCTATAACCTCCCAGTCTTCCAAGTCTCTCTTGATGGCATTGTTAAGGATCTGACCTGTTAAGTCTCTTTTGCTCCATCTAGTATTATGGCTAACAACCCCATTTGCAATGAAATTCTCAGTCCTATCTACCTCAACATCAAAAACTTCTTCTTCTCCAGAAGGCGTTATGCTGGTTATCTTATCCAGAATGACGCTGTAGGTATTCAGCGGCTCGTTGTAATTTTTCTGGTGTTTTGCCATATCCAACGGCAAGGTTGCAGTCATTGCAGAGCAATCCTCTGACAACTCCGGTGGCATGGTTATGGTCGATACATAACTTCCCGTTCCAATGCGCCCTTGTATTTTTTGTAGAAGGCAGCTCCCCGCAGACATCGCACAGGTTGCCGCGCTCCGCAACCATGCGGTCATACTCCTCGCTGGTAATTCCGTACCTATGTTTAATACGCCGCGCTCTGCTTTTCTCTGGGGTTGGCTTTTCTGGAGGGTACTGCTTTGAATAGCAGTAACCACATAATCCTTTGGCTTTAGCAGGGTGGGAATTGCAGTGCCAGCAGTCTTTCCCTTTCCATTTCCCATGATGCCCGATTGGACGGTACGGGGCTTCCGGGTTTTTCTTATGGTAACTTCTTCTTGCTTGGCAAGCAGAGCAGAGTCCGGGTATTGTTTGAGATCTGGCGGTTCTGTTGCAGCCTTCGTTGCTACAAGCAACATATTCGGCTTTAGGTCTTTCAGTTGAATCCATTTGCGCCCTCCAGAAAAATCAACAAGAAACGGATGCCTCGCGTTTGCTTGAAGTATTCTGCCAGATTGCGTCTTTACTGTATATATGGAATCAATACCACTTGACTGCCAATTGTTTATCTTGGCTGTGGTAAGTACCCCATATTCATAGGTTGCCACCAAATCACCAATACAAATATCCCGTAATGGCTTTTCTGTCCCATCAGACATAAGCACACGGGTGCTTCCAACCATACACATAACTATAACAATGGCTCCTCCCGGCTGCAGACGCTGTCTAGGACCGGATGAATACCACTCGAATACCCGATCATACACCTGCGGGGTTCCTTGCATCGCTTCCTGTTCTGAATGAGGGTCATCGATGATAAGGACATCTGCCCCTTTACCTGTTACCGCACCCCCAACCCCAATAGCAAAATAATCCCCGCCTTTGTTTGTATTCCAGCGACCGGCTGCCTTGCTGTCCGACTGAAGCTTGGTCGAGAAGACTTCTTGATAATCAGCAGACCCTACCAAGTTTCTGACCTTCCGACCAAACCCTACGGCAAGTTCTGCGGTATGGGCTGTTTGGATAATCTTCTTTTCTGGGTATAAGCCCAGAAACCAAGAAGGGAATAGAAAGGAAGCAAACTCTGACTTTGTATGACGAGGCGGCATGTTGATGATCAGCCGCTTAAGTTCTCCTCTTGCGACTCTCTCAAAGGCATCTGCCATGATCTGATGATGCTTGCCGGGGATGAATGCTCCCCACATCTGACGGACAAAGGGCAGGAAGTTCTGCCTGCATCGTTCTTTCTTATCTGCCTTGAATAGCTGATCTATCTTCTCTATGTCCGGGGAACCAGCAGGCAGGGTATCAAGGATACTCAGGTAACCAGTGATC